AAGGTCTCTACCAATTTATAGATGATGATGATAAAGGTCAATCCTCTTGGCAGACAGGTTTAAATAGGGCTAAGAAGTATCTAGGTCCTCAAGACTGGATTAGTGAATCATATGAATATGGTAAAGGTGGTGTTAATTTAGCCACTAGAAACCAACAGACTGCTGTGTTTCTTGCTGACTTACTAGAGCAGAAGGGGAGTGATGATTATATGAGACCTATACTTGAGGGGGATACTGATGGATGGGTTGATACTTATCTCAAACTACACTACAAAGGTACACCTACTCCAGCTACTATTAAGAGGGCAGAGGAAGTCTATAAACTAATGAATATTAATGTGAGGTTCTAATGACAACAGAAACTAGGAAACGTCCGTGGTATGCTAAGACTACCGATACATTTGAGTTATCAGACAGCACCCCTTACGGGGAGGACACAGAGTCTACTATGGCTTATGTACTGGATAAAGTTAATCCTAAGTGGATGGGCTATCGTAAAGTAACAGCTGAACAAAGAGCAAGAGAGATGGCTTCTCAAGGTTTATCTGACCAAGAGATTAGAAGTGTAATCAGTGGGGTATTTAAACAAGATGTTAAAAGCATCAAGTGGAATTTTACAGGAGAGTAATTAATGGGATTTATTACAGCTAATGAAGGCAGTGTAGAAGCTAAGGCATCTACTAGAGAACAAGAACTAGAAGACAAAGGTCTAGGTAACTTTGAAGCCCTCGTTAACATCACACATCCATCGGGTTTAAAGTTTAACAACAAGGATTTGTATGAGACTACCTTTGAGAAGGATTTTGATACCTACGGTCTTACACAGGAACAGGTGAAAGTACCTTGGTCTACCTATATGAATGAGGCAGATGAAGGTAGATTAAACTCAATGGAAGATGTTAAGAGGATGCAGGACCGCTATCAGATAATGAAGGATAGTTATGAGCGTACCTCTTATGAGAATGCTTTAGGTAATATGATACTATCGCTTCCTATTGAGGTGTTAAACCCTGTCAACATCCCTGAGATGTTTGTATTTGCTATGAGTGGGGGACAATCCCTACTACCTCGTCTATTAACAGGAGCTGCTACAGGTGCATTCTCAGGTTATGAGGGTGAGACACGAGTACAACAGAACACTGGTTATATTGATTATGAAGCTAGAGAAATGGCTACCTACTGGGGAGCAGCTCTTGGTGGTGGGTTAAATACTGCCTTTGGTTTGCGTAGAAATCGCTTTGATAATATGAGCGAGAAAGAAATAGAAGACGAGTTAATAGGTACTGTTACTTACGCTACTAACAAAACAGATAAAGTAGAGTTAGGTGAGGCACAAGTATTTTATAGGGACGAGAAGTCAGGTAGGATGAAACTACGCAAGGCGAAGGATGATGAAATACCTGAGCTAGGTAATAAGTTAGCTTGGGGTCTAGTTGGACGTATGTATGCTAGTAAGTCTCCCTTAATTAGAACTCTGGCAGGTAAGATTGATGTTGCAGGTACTAACAGAGGATTTATTAAAGGTGATACTGCTCAGTATATGAAAGAGTTAGGTATGCGTAACCATATGTCTACTGTTAACGATATTACTGGCTTCTACCATGAGGCTAAGAAGGAAAACAAGAAGCTTACACTAGAGGAATATAATATTGAGCTTAAGCAACAGTTTGACCGTAAAATTAATGGTCATAGTGTTGCTCCTGCTTGGGAAGCATCTGTTAATCGTATTGTTAAATGGTCTAAGACAGAAGCAGAGTTTAGAACACAAGCTGGTTTTAAAGTAACTGAGAACTACACCCCACGTGCTTTAGATGTAAGTGCTATTCGTAATGGAAATAGAAGTGAAGTATTAGCTGATATTGAAGCTGCTATGTATAGTGCTGCTGATAAAGGAGCAGCTGGTAGAGCAGCTACCGAGCTTAATGATATTAAACAGAAGATTATAACTATGGAGCACGACCTCATAGCTGGTGGAGCACGTACTAGAAATACCAAAATGAAGGGACAGACAGTAGCTCAGGTTATTAGGAAGGAGCATCCTGCTCTTCAAACACTATATAAAGAGAGAGCTAAACTAAGTAGTAAAGCTAAAGGTAAAGTTAACCGTAAGAAGGTTAAGAAACAAGCACTTAAATTCCTAGAGGGAATTGAGGCTAAAGGTGCTAATCATAACGATATAGACAGTATGAAGAAGCGTAAGTATGAGTATGACGAGAGCATGATGTCTAAGTATATGCATCAAGATATGTCTGCGATTATTATGCATACTGGCAACAGAACAGCAGGTCGTATCGCTACTAAGAAGCAGTTTGGTATTACTAGTGAAAGTGATTTAGTTGATGCTGTGGCTAGTCTTAAGAGAGAGCTTCAAGAAGAAGGTATCCTATCTAGAAGGAAGATTGATGCGGAGATACGCAGGTTTGAGAAGTCTATTAAAGACTTACACGGTACTCTCATGCATCCTAATGATGGTGATACTACAGGTCAGTTAATCAAGCGATTCTTAATGAATGCTAACTTCACTACTATGGGTGGTGGCTTCTTTGCTACTGCTCTACAAGGTGAAGCAGCATTAGTATTAGCAAGTGGAAGCCTTAAAGCAGGTCTTAAGGGTATGGGTATAGGTCTCAGAGAGTTTAGAAACCTAATCAGGGGTATGCCTATGAAAGGTGAGTATGCTCGTAAACTACAGATGATGTCCTATGCTTATGATGTAACAAACCATAGTTCTATGGGACGTTTCCTTGATGCTGACTTTGACCCTACTGTTACTAAGAATGCACAGGGATTCGAGAAGGTAGTAGGTATGACTGAGACGGCTGCAGAGAGAGTAGGTAGGTGGACTGGTCTAACTGCTATTACCTCAGGCTTCCGTATGGCGATTGCACATACAATCATTGATGATATATTCCACGGCTCTCTTGTTAAGATGGCTAAGAACGGTGACATTAAGAAGTTTGAACGTCTACAGATAGATGCTAAGTCTATTAAAGAGATACAAACATACAAGGATAAGGTGTTTAAGTACAACAAGGATGGTAGTATTAAGGATATCAACCTTGAAGCGATGCCTCTTCACCTACAACAGAAGGTAGATAGGGCTGTTAGTAATGCTTCTAGGTTAAATATCCTATCAGGTGACAAGAAACACCTGCCTGGTATATTCTCTAATCCTGATGACCCTTTCTCACAGCTATTCACACAGTTCCTTTCCTTTCCTGCTCAAGCTTGGGATAGTCTACTACTTAAAGGTATGGGAGAGAACAAGGCACGTGTTGCTACTGCTGTGATGGCAGGTACGTTTATAAGTAGCAGTTTAGCTCTGATGAATGAAGAAGCTAAAGTACAGTTAGGGCTTGTGAAGAATAGAGATAGAAAGTATGACATTACTACTGATGCAGGTCTTACCGCCTTAGGTGTTAACTCATTTAAGAAGGGAAGTATGTTAGCTAGTTTATCTCTTATTGCTGATACTCTTATACCTATGTTCACAGGTGAGAAGTTAGGTAGTACATATCGACCAGGTAATACTATGTTCTCTTTAGCAGGACCTACAGCAGGTCGTATGGAGGACTACTTTAAATCAGCACAGGGTATAGACTTTAATCCTTTCGATGAAACTAGTAACGCTTGGAAAACAGTGTATGGGCGTACTATTATGCTAAATAGCTTCCTACCTGCTTACAGCTTACCTATTGTTGGTGATGCTTTAAGATATTGGAATAAGGATATGGCAGGTAAATTATAGGAGAAATACTTATGGGTAAAGCAAAGATAGAAACACTTAATACGATTCATGACTTGCTTGCTACTCACTACATCGCTAAGCTTCAGTCGGGAGAGATTACTCCTGCTGAACTTACAGCAGTTAATAACTTCCTTAAACAGAATGATATTAGTGCTGATGTAGTAGAGAGTAAGCCAATGATGAACTTAGTAGAAGAGATGAAGAACGATGCTGAGGATTTACTCAGTGATGTAATACAATTTGGTTAGAACAAACCGTGGAGACTGATATAAATGGGAATATACGATAGACAACTAACCCAAGTAGAACTGAAGGCATTGATTAATGACTTTAGAAGTTACTTAAACTATGTGTGGGAGGGTATTAACTTACCAGCCCCCACCCCAATTCAAACAGACATAGCACAACAGCTAATGACAGGTGATAAGCGTTTCCTTCTTGAAGCATTTCGAGGAGTAGGTAAGACTTACATCTGTGGTGCTTATGTTACTTGGAGGTTATTGCGTAACCCCAATGAGAAGGTACTGATTGTTTCCCAATCGGGAAGCCACTCGGATGCTATTGCACAGTTTATTAGAAGACTTATCTTCGACTTACCTGTGTTGGAACACTTAATCCCTGGAATGGATATGAGAAACTCTGTAAAGAGCTTCGATGTCAGTGGTTGTGAAGTAACAGTACAACCAAGTGTTAAGTCACTAGGTATTACATCACAGCTACAGGGTAACCGTGCTTCTATTCTCATCTCTGATGACGTAGAAGGTATGCAAAACTCTGCTACTGAGCAGATGAGAGCCAAACTATTAGCTACTGTAGCTGAGTTTGATGCTATTTTACAAACAACAGATAACTCTCAGATTATTATGTTGGGTACTCCTCAATCAGGAGAGAGTATTTACAATAAGATGAGAGATAAAGGTTTTAGAACCGTAGTATATCCTTCTAGGTATCCCGAAGATACCGAGTTGTATCAAGGCACATTAGCCTCATACATTACTACGCCTTTAGAAAAGGGTGAAGTAGAAGCAGGAGATTGCACAGACACTAGATTCACTAACCAAGACTTGGTTGAACGAGAGGCTTCTATTGGTCGTAGCTGGTATAGGCTGCAGTACCAACTAGATACAACACTCAGCGATGCTGATAAGTACCCTCTGAAGACTAGTGACTTTATTGTGCATGACTTAGACGATGTTAAAGCACCTATAAGTATCTCCTACTCTAGTTCTCGTTCTTCCTATATGGAAGATGTACCAAACATCGGTTTTACTGGTGACCAGTTCTACAGGGCTGGGTATGTCGACAGTGAGTATGCTCCATATGAGTACGCTATTATGTCGGTAGACCCTGCTGGTAGAGGTAGGGATGAAACAGGTTATGCTGTCATTAAGCAATTAAATGGAAAAATATATATATCAGAAGTAGGTGGCTTACACGGTGGTTATACCATTGAGAACTTAACCACTATGGCTATGGTTGCTAAGAAACACCAGTGTAAGTTAATGGTAGTCGAGAGTAACTTCGGTGATGGTATGTTCTCTGAGCTATTTAAACCTGTACTTAGGAGTATATACCCAGTTTCTATAGAGGAGATACGTCATAACATACAGAAGGAGAAGCGTATTATCGATACGATTGAGCCTTTACTCAACAGTCATAAGCTAGTTATTGATGCTAGTCTTGTAAGAAAGGATGTTGGTTCTGCATTAGCCGACCATAAGGACTTACCAAACTCCCTAATACATCAGATGACTCACATCTCTAAGGATAGAGGAAGCCTACAACATGACGATAGACTAGATGCTCTATCTATGGCTCTAGCATTCATTGTAGATAGTGTAGGTGTTAGTGCTGAGGATGCAGTAGCTAGATACAAGGAAGAGCAATTAGATGCTGACCTAGAGAGATTCATGAATGGTGTAGGAGTAGGAGGTAGGGTTAAAACTAATAACTATTTAGACTGCTTTAGTACCCTAAATTAATGCTGTTAAATCAATGACTTGTGACACTACTTACTTATATAATGAATAACTTCATTAGCTCCGATATGATGTCACTGGAAAACAATCAGCTGTACTCATGTATATGAATTCCCCTGTATAAATCAGGTAGGTTCGAGGGTGCTTTAGCAACTTCCCAAAGCTATACGAGTGGGGCTTACTTGTAGTTCTATGACTTCTTATATAGCTCATGACCTGTGTAATAAGAAGTAGTATTGCTAAGCCCCTCCTTGATGTATAGAAACAATAGCTCCCTCATATAGTAATAGCTATTGTTTATTAACTAGAAGTAAGGAAGTAGTGAGTAGTAGTAAGGAAGTAGTAAGTAGTTAAGTTAATACTAACTACTGCTACTAACTAGTTAATAACCTTCTACTAACCACTACTGCT